CTGATCCATGACCAGCTGGTACATGATCCGCGCCACCGCCGAAGGCGCGGAACTGTCGATCCATGACGAGATCGGCGCCTATGGCATCTCCGCCAAGGACTTCATCAATGAGCTCGGCAGGCTGCCGGGTGATGCGGCACTCACCTTGCGCCTCAACAGCCCCGGCGGCTCGGTCTTCGATGCGGTGGCCATCTACAACGCGCTGAAGCGCCATGCGGGCCCCGTCACCGTGAGCATCGACGGCATTGCCGCCTCTGCTGCCTCCTATATCGCCATGGCAGGCGATGAGGTGGTGATGCCCGAGAACGCCTTCCTGATGATCCACGACCCTTCCGGTCTGGTGATGGGCACGGCCGGTGACATGCGGGCGATGGCCGAGGCGCTCGACAAGATCGCCGGTGCGCTCGTGAAGGGCTATGCGGCGAAGTCGGGCAAGCCCGCGGATGATGTCGCCACCCTGATGGCGGCCGAGACCTGGTTCACCGCGGCCGAGGCGGTGGAGGCGGGCTTTGCTGACCGTCTCGCTGAGCCCGTGAAGATCGCGGCCAGCTTCGATGTGACCCGCTTCCGCAATGCGCCCCCGGCGGTGGTCGAGGCGCTGACCAAGAAGGCGGAACCGGAAAGGGATGCGCCGGAGCAGGAAACCCCGATGAGCTCGGATCCTGCCGCGATCCGTACCGAGGCCATCGCTTACGCCCGCGCAGTGGTCGATCTCTGCCGCCTCGCCGGGCAGCCGCAGATGGCCGCAGGCTTCCTCGAGCGCGAGGCAAGTCTCGATGAGGTGCGCGCCGCCCTGCTGGCGGCCCGTGCCGAGGCCGATCCCGAGATCACCGCCCATCACCCGCAACCCGGTCCGGGCCCTTCGGCGCGCCCCTGGGCCGACATCATCAACCGCACCTTCAAGCGCAAGGGATAACACATGACCGTTCTGACCGAGACCACTCACCCCGGCGGCTTCCTCGTCTGGGAGGCCTTCCGCGACTACACCCGCGAGGTCGTTACCATCGCAACCGGGACCAGTAACCCGGTGCTCGAGCCCGGCACCGTGCTGGGCAAGATCACCGCAACCGGCAAATACGCCGCCCACGACCCGGCCGCCGTCGACGGCACCGAGACCGCGGTGGCCGTGCTCTGGGCCAAGGCGGACGCCACGGCTGCCGACGTGCCGGCGGTCGCGCTTTTGCGCGGCCCCGCCATCGTCAACGGCCACGACCTGGTCTTTGCCGGCACCCTGACCCAGCCCGAGATCGATGCGGCGCATGCAGCACTGGCCGCAGCCGGTATCCTGGTGCGCTGACACCCCCAACACTGAAAGGAACACGCGATGCCCACCCTGGACATCTTCGACACCGATGCCTTCTCGGTGATCGAACTCACCCGCGCCCTTGAAAACATCCCCTACAAGCCGGCGACGCTGACAGGCTCCGGCCTCTTTGCCGATCGCGGCGTGCGAAGCCGCACCGTCGTGATCGAAAGCCGCGACGGCACGCTGTCGCTGATCCCGTTCTCCGAGCGCGGCTCCGCCTATGAACAGCAGATCCCGGAACGGCGCGACGTGCGGGCCTTTGTGTGCCGCCAGTTCAAGAAGCAGGACGTGCTCTGGGCCTCGGAAATCCAGGGCATCCGGGCCTTTGGCACCGAGAGCGAGACCCAGCAGATCCAGCAGGAGGTGGCAAGGCGGCTCAAGCGTTTGCGCAATGACGCCGAGGCCACCTTCGAGTATCACCTCCTGAACGGCATCCAGGGCAAGGTGCTCGACCCCAAGGACGGGGCGGTGGTCATCGACTACTTCACCGAGTTCGCGATCACCCCGGCCACCGAAGTGAACTTCGATCTGGCCAACACCAGCCCGGCCTCGGGTGCGCTGCGCAAGAAATGCCAGGCGCTGATCGAAAGCGTCGAGGGCGATCTTGGCGGGCTTGCCACCGGTGCGGTGCAGCTGCGCGCCGAATGCGGCTCGGCCTTCTTCTCCGACCTCGTGGCCCACAAGGAGGTGCGCGAGACCTACCTCAACACCGCCGCTGCCGCCGATCTGCGGTCGCGGGTGGCCGACGAGGTCAGTTTCGGCGGCATCTCCTTCCGCCGCTACCGGGGCAACGCCGCCTTCGGGGTGCCGCCTGACAAGGCCTTCTTCTACCCCGAAGGCGTCGAGGGCCTGTTCGAGATCTACTATGCCCCGGCCGATACCTTCGAGACGGTCAACACCCTGGGCCTGCCGCTCTATGCCCGCTCCATTCCCGACCGGGACCGCGACGAATGGGTGCGGCTCGAGATCGAGAGCAACCCCCTGCCGATCTGCACCCGGCCGCAGGTGCTCCGGACCGCACGGCGCGCGTGATGACGGCCTTTGCCGCGGCCATGGATGCGCTGTTCCAGGACGTGAACCTCGGCTTCGACGCCACCTGGTATCCGGCCGGCGGGGCTCCCGTCCCCGTCCGGGTGATCCGCAAGGCGCCGGACGAGGTCACAAGCTTCGGGTCGGCGCAGATCCTGTCGGACACAACGCTGGTCGATGTGCGCGTGTCCGAGATGCCGGACCCCAAGCCGGGGGATGGGATCAGCATTGGTGCCGAGAACTTCACCATCCAGGGCGAGCCAAGGCGCGACCGGGATCGCTTGCTCTGGACCCTCGAACTGGTGCCGGCGTGAAGCTGAAGATCGACTTCGACCCTGATCTCGTTGCCATGCTGCAGGCCGGGGGCGAATTGAAGCAGGCCTGGCGGGCGCAGATCACCGGCGCGGGGCTGGGCCACCGCCTGCCGCGCACGATCCGCAACCGCACCTATCCGCAGCAGGGCGACAGCCTCGATGCCGCCGCCTTCGTCTGGTCGAACGCGCCCGAGATCATCGGCGCCCATGATCGCGGCGTGCTGATCCGCTCGAAGCAAGGCTTCTGGCTGGCAATTCCGCTTCCGGCTGCCGGCAAGGGGCGTGGCGGCGCGCGCCTGACGCCGGGCGAATGGGAACGTCGGCGCGGGATGCGCCTGCGCTTCGTCTACCGCCGGCGGGGGCCAAGCCTTCTCGTCGCCGACGGGCGGCTCAGCAGCCGTGGGCTGGGGGTGGCATCGCGGTCCAAAACCGGCCGCGGGCGCGCCACCGTGCCGATCTTCTTGCTGGTGCCGCAGGTCAAGCTGCGCAAGCGGCTCGATCTGGCGCGGGATGTGGAGCGGGTGGCCGGCAAGGTGCCGGGGTTGGTGGTGGAGAGGTGGAGGAACTGAAAACCCCGGCCTTCAAGCCCTCGCTTCGTTCCCGGCCGGTTTCGTGTTGCTCCGTCCCTTGCGTCGCGGTTCTTCGGTCTCGCCAAGCCCGTCCAGGCTCACCGGTTCCTTGCCGGGAAACTCGACCATCAGCTTCAGATTGCCACCCATGGCGCGCACGTAGCTGCGGAGCGTCGAAAGCAGAAGATCGCTCTGGCGCTCGTATTTTGCCACGGTCGCCTGCTGGACGCCGAGTGTTCTGGCAAGCTGCACCTGGGTCAGTTCCCTGGCCTTGCGCAGTTCCCTGAGCGTCAGATACTCGCTGTGCAGGCGATCGGCCTCGGCTTCGATGCGCGCGCGGCGCTCGGGGGTGAGGGTCGCCAGCTTTTCCTGAAGGCTCCTTGCCATGGTCGTCATCCTTTCCTCTTCGCCAGATGGCGGTCGAACCGTTCATCGGCCCGGGCGATCAGCCGCTTGTAGAAGCGCTTCTCGCTGCCACCCGACTTGTCCCCGCCCACAAGCAGGATCGCCTGCCGGTCGGGGTCGAACGCGAAGGCGATGCGCCACACGCCACCGGCGGCATTGCAGCGCAACTCCTTCATGTTTGCATGGCGAGACCCGGTCAGGGTGTCGGCATGCGGCCGCCCGAGTGACGGCCCCTCGCGCTCGAGAAGCAGCACCCGGGCAAGGATCGCGTCCTGCACCGCCTCGTCGAGCGCGTCGAATTCCGGTTCGAACTCATCGGCGAAGAAAACGGTCCAGGGCATTCGGTCCTCATGTCTTGAAAGCTATATAGCCTCAAGGCACTATTATTTCAACAACCATGCCTGTGCAACCATTCATGCCAACGACCCGCGAAACCATCCTGCAGGCTCTGCTTGCGGTCCTGCAAACCTTGCCCGCCACCGTCCTTCGCGGCGAGGTGCAGCTCGAGCGGGTGCCCTCAGGCGGCTTTATCATCCTGCACGACGGCGCCCCCGGAGAGCCCGAGGTGACGCTGTCGCCGCTGCGCTATCACTGGCAGCACCAGGCCGAGGTCGAGGTCATCGTCCAGGACAAGGACGCCAGCCTCCGCGCCACCCTGTTCGATGTTCTTGTCGAGCAGATCAGTGCCGCGCTTGTGGCCGACCGTACGCTCGGAGGCTTGTGCGACTGGATCGAGCCGGGCGCGCCAGCCGCCGCCGACCTGCCCATCGAGGGCGGGCAGGCGCTCAAAGCCGCCGTACTCCCGGTTACGCTGATCTACACCACCACAGCCCCTACGGGATAATCCCGCAATTGAAAGGACTGAAACATGCCCCGCGCCCAAGGCGCGCGGTCGCAGCTGGCGGCCGCGTTTGAAACCACCTATGGAACCGCGCCGACGAGCGGCTTCATGCAGATGCCCTTTGCCAGCGCTTCGCTTGGGGCCGAACAGCCGCTG